CAGAATCCACAATTGTTGGGCGTTGGCATTCCTACCGAAGAAGGAAAAAGCGAAAACGAACTTGGTGCTACCCCTGAAGGACCTAATGCGGAATTGAACCCTCCAGAAGAAGGCGAATCTCCAGCAACACCACCAGAAGGTGAAGAAGCCCAACCAGAAAAATCTGAACCAGAAGAACTTCCAGAACCAGAAAAAGAAGACATAGAAAGATTAGGAATACAACCTAAAAACTATGGCTATGAACAAGATTACGAAAACCAAGATTATAGCGTGGAATAATGAGCATTAGAACACTATCGAATTATAGTTTTAAAAATTCCGACTTGATAAAACAATCAACTATATGTGGTTGCTATCATTGTTGTGATGTGTTTGATTCAAAGGATATTGTAGAATTTACTGATGGTGGAAAAACTTGTTTATGCCCAAAATGCAAAGTCGATGCAGTCTTGGGCGATAAACACGAATTTCAATTGAATAAAGAATTCTTAGAAGCAGCTAAGAAATATTGGTTTTAAACCATTTTGCTAGAAGGATCTTCTTCGCTAGAAGAATCTTCTGAATTAGAATCATCTTGTTGCATAGCATCTACAACTTTTCTAGCCTGTCTTGCAAGAGAGTTTATGCTAATATCATCGTGTAAAATTGAATCCAAATTATTTTGCAACGACTCATCAGAACCAGCCATTCTTTTTAAACCGTTTTTAGCCATCGTGGGATTAGCAGAAATACAAGCAATCATATATTGCATAATATCTGAAAAAGCCTTATCTGGTCTACCACCTAAATTCATAGATCCAAACACGCCTCGGCCAACATTCATACCACTTCCTTCATTGGTTTTTTTATCTTTAACATCACAATATTGAAAAAATGACTTCATGATTACTCCTGTTTAGTGTCAAGTTAGTGTCAAAATATATACAACTAAAACAATAAATTTTTATAGTTTTTGTAAATATTGATTGCGTAGGCGATATATAAGGCATAAACATACATCTGATTATGTAATATATCTGATGGTAAAAATATGCCTGTTGTTTAAAAATAAAACTAGGAGTTTATTAGTCATGAAAAGAAAACTTATCAGCTTTGATGCTTTCAAAAAAATCCAAGAAACATCAATCACCAATACCCAAGCAGAATTAATTGCATGCGAAGATTTCATAGCTCAAAATTTGGACTATGACAATGTGAAACTATTGTCTTTCGGAGAATCCGATGTGACATACGAAACACCAGATGGTTCGTATGTTCACGCAACCTACACGGTAAGAGACAATGATGTAACTTTCGATAATGTACAAGAACTTATAATCGAAACAGAATCTGAAAGAATAGAATCAAAATCTAAAATAAGCAAAATGATAGATTCTATTTTAGAAAACAAAGAAGTAGAAGCTACTGATTTGTTCAATGAATACATGTCCATGCCTAGTATTCGCAGAGAAATGTTGTTAGGAGAAATAAACACTTCTAATTACAGAGCTTTTGCAAGCAAACCTACCGGACAGCGTTCAAAACTATACCACAAACGCCAAAATCGTAGTGATGTAGCCAAGAGAATTCGATCCAGAATGAAAACACTTCGTAAAACATCGCCTTCTCAAAAAATTCAATTGGCGAGAAAACGAAAAATCGCAAGAAGAAAACTCGCAGGAACTAATAACTCTCGTGCCAGAGTTTATGGTCGTATAAGCAAAAAGAACATGAAAGAATGGTCGAATCTTTGCGGTAATGTTTTTGAATTTCTTAACTTCAACGACTATGGCATTTCTATAAACGAAGCTGTTTCTGACAACCAAGGCAACATCGTCAAACTAGTTGTTCCAACTCTTGCAAAACAAAACAACAACAAGAATTTGTTCTCTACCTTTAAAGAATCAAATGAAAAACTTTTGCAAATTAGACAAGAACTTAGTTTCATTCACGAACATCAAGGCTTCGTCAAAGCAATGTTGGATTTGAAACGATTCAACAATGTTTCTGACAACAACAGTCTTGAAACTTGCCTTGAAAACATCACAGGCGCTTTCCCAAATCTTATTTTCTTGTCCGAACAAGAACTTATTGGGAAAATCAAAGAAACTTTAGAATTGGCGAACAGCAACAATTTTGATGATGATACATGTAGCTTTATGGCAGAAGCAGTTTTGCGTACAGCACATTCTTCCTACTCAGAACGAGTAAACAAAATCACCAAACTTGCTGGCGAATCAAGGGATCTAACTGTTGAAAATTCAAGAATGAATGATCCTTATATTGAATTTAAGGCTTGTGCAGAAAAACTCTTCGAATCACTCAATCAACACGAAGAAGTAGAATATAAAGTTTTTGCAGACCTTTACAAAGCACTTCATGAACTCAACATGGCAGCAGCAACTGCTAATGATGAAGCTACCAAAATTGAAACTACCGAACTTTTAAATAAGTGCGGAGCGATTTTAAACAACGAAGAAAGACCTTCGTTGGAAGTAGCTGAAGAAATTGCTACCTATATCTCCGATATAGTAGAAGAAGGCTCCGAAGAAGAAGGTGGAGACCACATGGGCATGTATGGCAAAGACGCACATGAAGACATGTTAGGGCAACATCCTTTCCTCAAGTGGAACGCAAAACAAAGCAACACAGCAGCAGAAATGAATGGTCCACATAATGGAACTAGAGGAAGCGATGGCAAATCAGTAAACAAAGAACTTGCTGACGAAATCGCATCTAAAGGATTCGGAAGCCATACCGATAGCGATACATATCCAAATGTTACCAATCCATACCTTCTAAAGACCGATAAGGCCACTATGAAAGGCGAAAAAGGCGTAGATGTAGATAATGGCGGATTTGGCGAAATAGAAAATAGCGACACATATCCAAGCCTAAAGAACCCCTACTCCCTTGGTGGAAAGAAAATGGACTAAATAGCAATTCGATGAGTCGTGGGCAACTACGACTCATCTCTAATTTAAAAGGAGACAAATGAACGATAGATTATTAGTCGATTGCTGCACCAACGGTGGGATATTTTTAAACCTTAATGAATCTACTACTACAAGAGGATTAACTAAGTTTGAAGGAAAATTCCAAGAAGCCGAAGCAATTAATAAAAACAAAAGATTGTATCCATTTTCAGTATTATCTGAAAATATCAAAAGCCTCAAAAGTGTTATAGAATCAAGAGGACTGGTCGGAGAATTAGACCACCCAACTGACTCTATTATTCATTTTGAAAACTCCTCACACATAATTACAAAATTATGGTGGGAAGGTAATGTGTTGATGGGTCAAGGCGAAATTCTTAACACTCCATGTGGTAAGTTGCTCAAAAGCCTGATTAACGATGGTGTTCGTGTAGGTATAAGCAGCCGAGGAGTTGGAAACGGCAAAGTGAATGAAAATGGTATTCTGGTAATTGGTGAAAGTTATAAATTAATTACTTTCGACGCAGTTGCAGACCCAAGCACTCACTCTGCATTTCAACAAAAAATCGCTTCCAAGAAAGAAAATTATGAATGTGTAGAAGAAATTGAAAATAATTCTACAAAAAGCCAATCTTCAAGCATACATAGTGTTAACAAAGAAGCATTAATAGCTTGCTTGGGTGGTCTTATTCAACAGGAAACAAACTGTATGAAAAGAAAAATTTAGAATAAAAATTTTAAATATCTAAATTGGTTTAAGATATGGAAAAATTAAGAACAATAACAAACTCAAAGAAGAGAGGTTATGATAATGGATAAAATTTTAGAAGCACTCAAAAAGATGTTGCCAGAAAATCAAATCAACGAAGTAGCAGACGCTATCAAAGGTATGCTCAAGCAAGCCAAGGTTGATGTTGAAAAAGAATACAATTCTCGTTTAGAGGAAGCATATTCTGAACTTGCGAAAGAACTCACCGAAGCAGAAAAAACTGCTGAAAATGGGTACGAAGAAGCATATAGAATCATCGGTGATCTCCGTGGTCGTCTTGACATACAAGGTCAAGAATACCAGAGCGCACTCGAAGAAGGATACGAAGAAGCATATCAAATGCTTAAGTCGGAAAGAGAAAAGGGCGGAAAAATTGAAGTTGATATGTATGAAGAATACGATAACAAACTCAATCAAATGAAATCTTATATCGTTGACAAAGTAGATGAATTTCTACAACTCAAAGGTTCTGAGATTTATGAACAAGCTCGTCGAGATGTTCTTTCAGACCCCAGACTTGCAGAACATAAAGTCACCTTGGACAAAATTATCAATATCACATCTGATTATATTTCCGATGACAATATGAACGCAATAAGTGGTAAGAAACTAGAAGAAGCCCAAAAAACACTCGATGAACAAAAAGGTCAGATCAAAATTCTCGAAGCTCGCAGCATTCGCCTTTCAACCGAAAATACTAAGTTGAACGAATCTGTAAGGTACGCACAAGATGTTATCAATGAACAAAAAAAGTTCGCTGTTAACTCCAGAAAAGAAAATATGATTTCTGAACAGAAAGAAAGAACACAGAAAGCAAAGAATGTAACGGGGAGAGGACAAACTTCTACGGAAGAAATTGTAACAGAAAACGCCCATACACCTAGTCATGATATGGAACAATTGTTGATCCTATCTGGTGTAAAAAAGGCCCGATAACTAACTATAGCTCTATAAGAGAGGAATTTTTAACATGAACGCTAACGCAAAGTTTTTAAACGAAGCTAAGGAGTTAGAAGGACGCTGGTCAAAGACTGGTCTTTTAGGTGGTATAGAAGATCGCTATGTTCGCTCCGCTACTGCTGTGCTTCTCGAAAATCAACGACTCATTAATGAAACATCTACCGACACCGCTGACATCGCTCAGTTCAAACGAATTTCGATTCCTTTGGTTCGTCGTATTTATCCCCAATTGATCGCTAACAAGATCGTATCTGTTCAGCCATTACTTGGACCTACTGGTTTGGTCTACTATCTCCGCTTTAGATACTCTTCTAACAAGGGTGCTATTCGTGGTGCAAATAACGCAGGCTTCCCATCCGATGACGCAAATTCATTGCAACAGTTGGCTGATGGTACTGCTAATTTGGATATTTTCTATAGCAGCCAATTTGTTCAAAATGAAGTAAGCTCCACCGATGACGGTGCAGACGCTACCTCTACCTTCAATCCTTTGGAACACACGCCTATATTGGCTGGAACCATTACTGGTACTATCTATGATGGTGCAGTAGCTATCCAAACTTTCAGCGTAAATAGCTCTGGAACTTTTGTGTTCTCTGATATCGGTAGCCCAAGCCCAAAAGTAAATGCAGCTTCTGTAGTTACCACCACTGGTGAAATCACCATGACTTGGACTGGTGGCAATCCCGGTGAAAACCATATCGTTCTTTCTTACGAATACAATATGGAATGTAATCAGGACCTTCCTGAAGTTAACTTGGTAATCGAATCAGAAGAAATCGCTGCTAAGACCCGTAAACTTAAAGCAGTATGGTCTTATGAAGCTCAACAGGATCTACGATCCCAGCACAATCTTGATGCTGAAGCTGAATTGACCGCTGTTCTTGCTCAAGAAATTAATCTTGAAATTGACCGTGAAGTTATTACCGACCTTCGTAACAACGCAGGTACTGTAAGCGCTTGGGATTATAATACTGCACTTGGTGAAACCATCAAGGAAAAGTATGAATCCCTTTATGTCAAGATCGTAGAAGTTTCTAATGTTATTCATCGTAAGACCCTTCGTGGTGGTGCTAACTTTATCGTTACATCTCCTGAAGTTGCTTCGATCTTCGAAACCGCAACCGCTGGCTTCGCTCCTGCTCCTAGTGAAACCTTCACTAGCTCCTTGGGCATCCAGTATGTTGGTACTGTAAATAATCGTTACCGTATCTACAAAGATCCTTTGTTCCAACCAGTCAATTGTTGATGGGTTACAAGGGCGATTCTTATATGGACTCAGGATATTTCTATTGTCCTTATGTTCCACTTACTCAAACCCCTGTTGTTCTCGATCCAGAGAGCTTCTGCCCAAGAAAAGGTATTTTAACTCGATATGGAAAGAAATTGTTAAGGGAAGGTGCGAAATTCTATGCTCGCTTGAGTATCGCTAATTTCGTTGTGTAATTATAACCTTTAAAACAAGGTAAAAACAAAAAAAGTCTTCGATGCAAATCGAGGACTTTTTTTTATCATCACTTGAATTAAAAGACGATTTAGTCTACCATATATAAAGTAAAACCTTTTTAGGGGCAGAATATGGAAGACATTGTTTTGATTATTTTAGATGAAATCAAACACGAAAAAAATTGGTTGGCAAACTATCTCAAGGAAAAAAGAAAAACTTGCAATCAAACATTCGTATTCTTTCCACATGAATGGTCTAAAAGAAAAGATCAAATAAACAGCCATTTAAAATCTTATAAAAGTTCAGCGACAACATGTTTTGCTAGAAAATGCACAGTAAAGCAAATAGACAAAAAAATCATGCGTATGTTTTGCGATACCTATCACATACAAGGGTCCAACACGCTTGCCATAGTATGCTTCGGAATATTTTATCAAGATGAATTGTTAGGAGTTCTTTCTCTAGGAAGACACCATCGTAACAAAAACGAGACCATACTTGATAGAATGTGCTTTAAATCTGATGTCCGTGTGGTTGGTGGAGCAAGTAAAATGTTCGCTATGGCTGCAATATGGGCTGGAGAAAATCTTGTAGACAAAATAACTAGCTACAGTGATAACAGGTATAGCCTTGGAACAGTATACGAAAAACTTAATTTCAAGTTAGACAAGGAACTGCCACCCGACTATTTCTATGTTCACAAAGACGACACCAACAAGGTTTACAGCAAACAAAGCCAGAAAAAAAGTGATGTTAACTGTCCAAGTCACATGACAGAGAAACAGTGGGCTTTAGAAAGAGGATTGCTTCAAGTTTTTGATGCTGGAAAGAAAAGATGGATATACGAAATTAAAACTAACTTAAAAATAAAACTAATCAACAGAAGAAAGGGATACTACAAGACAGTAAAAGCAATTCCTAATGTAATTTATTATCAGTCGAGTTATGAATTGAGAGCAGCCGTATTATTAGACAATGACAGCAATGTAGACTATTACAAGACTCAAATCAGATTCGATGCCAATGGAAAAGAAAGAATAATGGACTTCATGGTTACATACATCAGCGGAGAAAGATGTATAATAGAAGTCAAGCCA